TTGCTTATAATCCATCTGGTACTACTGGTATAAGTACTACAGGTGGTGTATTGCAAGTTACGTTAAGTGGAGCTGGTGATGACGTTGATTCAGGAGCAAAATTGGAAATGAGTAGTTCACTGACGGCGGGTAAAACATATAAAATAGTAGCTGATATATGGTTAGGTACTGAAACCAACCCTAATTTATGGAGAATACATCTTGGTGGAATTCAAGAAGGTATTGTGTTATCATCAACTCAAACAACTTTTACGGTTTATATAAAAGCAAACGATCAAGCTGATTTGCTTATATACCAAACAGATGTTGATAGCGCTACTGGAACGTTCTTTATAGATAATGTTTCAGTTAGAGAATTAAACGGTTACCCAGGAATAACAGCGGCAGATGCAACATTTAGCACGGACACACCTGACGATTAAAACAAAGTAAATGGCACACAATAACTTTACATACGTAATATTGGACACAACAGAAATAACAGCTAAAGATTCCGTTGTTGATTTCTCAAAAATACTAAACCGTAGCGCGGCTATGCTAAGGTATAGTTTAGATGACAGCAAAGCTGTTGTAAAATACGATGGAGACCAACCATCTTTTTTAAATGGCAAAACAACATATACACATCAAGAGATTTTAGTCGAGATGGCTAAATCTACTTGGACAGAAGAATAACAATTAAATTAACTTAAATTAAATAAAATGGCAAAAAAAGAAAAAGTAGTAGACTTAAAACCAAAAGCAGAAAAAGTAACTGAAAAACAATTATCTGAAATTCAGAGAATTGTAAATAAGATAAATACATCTCAAATGAATATCGGTCAGTTGGAAGCTAGAAAACATCAAATACTCCACATGATCGCTGGTACAAATGACGAATTAGCTTTGTTACAAGACGAGTTACAACAAGAATATGGTACTAATGATGTTAATATTGAAACAGGCGAAATAAACTATCCGAAAGAAAATGGCAAAGCTAATAAGAAAGATTAGTATCGGTAAGGATTATAAAAATGACGCTATGCACTATGCCGTGGGGCAAGAAGTGTATGGTGGTCATACTATCTGCGATATCATAGAAGAAGACGATAAGTTCTCTGTTTATATTAAAAAGAAAAAGGATGTACTTCCTTGGAAGGACTTTAATAAAAACATGGCAGTATCAGTAGAGTATAATCTAGAATACTAATGAAAAGCGTATACAACTTTGTTGTAACGCCAAAAGGAGAAAGATACAACAATAAGAAAAAAGTTGAAGGTGGAGAGTTGATTTTAAATACTGATATATTTAATCATCAATACACTAATAGAGAAGCTGTTGTTTTATCAAAACCCATAATTGGTGATACAGATATAGAGGTCGGAGATACAGTTGTTTTACATCATAATGTATTTCGTAGATGGAATGATGTAAAGGGTATTGAAAGAAACAGTAAAAGTTTTTTTGATGAATCTACTTATATGATATCTTCAGATCAAATCTTTTTATATAAAAAAGATGATAAGTGGATAGTTCCAAAAGGGTATTGCTTTGTAAAACCCTTAAAACAACATAATCCACTTGACGTGGATTTAGAAAGACCTTTGCAAGGTATTGTTAAATATTCAGACGGTACCGCTGAGGTTGGCGATCTAGTTGGTTTTAGACCAAGTAGTGAATACGAGTTTATCGTCGATGGCGAAAGACTATATAGAGTTTTATCTAATTTTATTACAATCAAATATGAATATCAAGGAGACGAAGAAGAGTATAATCCAAGCTGGGCACAAAGCCGTTGAAGAACTCATTAAGGTAGCGAAGGAAGCTATTGTAGATTCTGGAGATGATATAACTGCTGATAGACTAAAGAATGCCGCAGCTACTAAAAAACTAGCTATATTTGACGCATTCGAAATACTTAACAGAATACAGGAAGAAGAGAACTTGCTTGAGGGAAAAACACCTGAAAAGACAGAGGAAAAAGCTTTTAAAGGATTCGCAGAAGGTAGATCTAAGTAATGTACGAGCAAAATTTAGTTAAAACTGTTGAACCAATTAAGAGAACTACAATAAGTAGACTTAATAAAACAAAAAAATGGAAATATGGATATGATAAAGAACACGATATCGTTGTTATCTCTAAAACTGGAAAAATTGGTGAAATCATTGAAATCCAAGGTTTGCAAATTGGCTTGCCGTTGGAACCAAAAGGAGTGTACGTGCACCCCAAAAACAAATGGGTAAGGTTTGAACAGCCTAAAGAATTAGAGCGTTTAAAGAATATATTTGATTGGAGAAACTATCCAGAAGAAAGTAAAGAACAGTGGTTTGATTATATAGACGAAGAGTTTAAAAGAAGAGACGAAGGATTTTGGTTTACAAACAACGGTAAATCAACATATATAGTAGGTACACATTATATGTATCTTCAGTGGAGTAAGATAGATGTAGGAGCTCCAGATTTTAGAGAAGCAAATAGATTATTCTTTATATTTTGGGAAGCATGCAAAGCTGATAAAAGGTGTTACGGAATGAGTTACCTTAAAAATCGTCGAAGTGGATTTTCTTTCATGTCGTCAGCAGAAACAGTTAATTTAGCCACTCTTGCAAGTGATAGTAGATATGGGATACTTTCTAAAACAGGTGCTGATGCTAAGAAGATGTTTACTGATAAAGTTGTACCAATTAGTATTAACTATCCATTCTTTTTTAAACCGATCCAAGATGGTATGGATAGACCTAAAACAGAACTAGCATATAGAGTACCAGCTAGTAAGTTTACAAGGAAGAAAATAACAGCTAACGAAAAGTTAGAAGATTTAAAAGGTTTAGATACTACTATTGATTGGAAGAATACTGGTGATAATAGTTATGATGGTGAAAAACTAGCTTTATTAGTACATGATGAGAGTGGTAAATGGGAGAGACCAGATAATATATTAAACAACTGGAGAGTTACAAAAACTTGTTTAAGATTAGGTAGCAAGATAGTTGGTAAGTGTATGATGGGATCAACTTCAAACGCTCTGGACAAGGGTGGAGAAAACTTTAAAAAATTATATAATGCCTCAGACGTCACAAAAAGAAATCGTAATGGACAGACAAAATCTGGACTATATTCTCTTTTTATTCCAATGGAGTGGAACTATGAAGGATTCATTGACGAATACGGATATCCAGTTTTTGATAATCCAGACAATGATGTCCTCGGACCGGATGGTGAATTAATAGATTACGGCATTATAGAACATTGGCAAAACGAAGCTGATGGACTAAAAGGCGACCAAGATGCTTTAAACGAATTTTATCGTCAGTTTCCAAAAACTACAGAACATGCGTTTAGAGACGAAGCAAAAGGAAGTATATTTAATTTAATTAAAATATACGAGCAAATAGACTACAACGAGGAGATGGCTAGAACACTAGGTGTTACTCAAGGTAATTTTCAATGGGTTAATGGAATAAAAGATACACAAGTAATATTTTATCCAGATCCAAAAGGTAGATTTAAAGTTAGCTGGGTTCCACCTCAGCAATTACAAAATAGAGTGGTACTTAAAAATGGTGTAAAATATCCTGGTAATGAACACATGGGGGCATTTGGTTGTGACTCGTATGATATATCAGGAACTGTAGATGGAGAAGGTTCTAAAGGAGCATTACACGGCTTAACCAGGTTTAGTATGGAGGACGCTCCTGCGAATAGTTTCTTTTTAGAATACTTATCAAGACCACCTACAGCAGAGATATTCTTTGAAGACGTTTTAATGGCTTGTGTGTTTTACGGAATGCCAATACTCGCAGAGAATAATAAACCTCGACTTTTATATTATTTAAGACGTAGAGGATACAGAGGATTCAGTATGAATCGACCCGATAAAAAATGGAATAAATTATCTGTTGCAGAAAAAGAAGTGGGTGGGATTCCCAATTCAAGTGAGGATATAAAACAAGCTCACGCTGCCGCAATAGAGATGTATATACAAGATCATGTTGGTATGAAGCAAGATGGTACATTTGGAGATTTATATTTTAATGCTTTGTTGAACGATTGGAGTAGATTTGATATAAATAAAAGAACAAAGCATGATGCATCTATAAGTTCTGGTTTAGCTATTATGGCTAACAATAGACATCTTTATGCTCCAAATCCTAAGATCGAAAGATCACCTGTAAATATAAACTTTGCTAGATACGAACAAGGAGGTAATATGAGTAAAATAATTAAAAATTAAAAATGGCTGAATCAATTATAAATAGACATTTCCCTAGTCAAGTTGTTAGTGACTTAGAAAAAATGAGCTTTGATTATGGGGAGAAAGTTGCGAAAGCAATTCAGCACGAATGGTTCACAAAATCACATAGTGATACTAGTAGACATAATTACAATGTCTCTAGATTTCACCAATTAAGATTGTACGCTAGAGGCGAGCAGTCTATACAAAAATATAAGGATGAGTTATCTATAAACGGTGATTTGTCCTATTTAAATTTAGACTGGACGCCTGTTCCAATTATTTCTAAATTTGTAGATATAGTTGTTAATGGTATTGCTGAAAGATTATATGATGTAAAAGCTTATTCGCAAGATCCTTTTGGAGTTACGAAAAGAACTGAGTATATGAAAAATATTCAGAAAGACATGGAGATGAAAG